GTAGGGATTTCAAAAGGATTTTGTAAATACTTTTGTTGTGGAATATATTTAAAACCTGCGTCTCGTATCTCTTGGTCAGTAGCCATTATCTCATTCCTCCCGGTGCGATGTCTAATCTAAACGTACCAAGTTTCCAATCTTGACCAGAACTTGTGTTAGCTACTTTTAATGCAATTGATCTAGCTCTAAGTCTAGTGCTTTTAAAAGTCGTAGATGTAGTGGTCGTAAAATTTGTTGTTGTCGGAGTGCTATTCGGATAGTCTCGTGTTGTAAAACTAACTTGAGTGTCGCCTGTTTGATCTATAAAATCTGGAATAAATCTAGTAATTCTCATAATGTATTCCCCATCTCCTCTTAGGTCCGGTGTCCCTACTACTTGTCCTGTGCTACTTCTTCTTTGTGTTATGTCAAAATCACCAGAAACAATGTTGGCAGTAACTGCTGTAATTACACCGTTCGCATTTTGCTGATCTGTCCCTGTTTCGTGTTGATAGTATATACTACTTCCGTCCGTGTTTCCAGTAACATCGTAAGAGGCGTTGTCACTAGGATCATAAAGTGTAGCGTGTGGTTTATCATATACAGCAGAATCTACCCAAGCAGATCTATTTAAAGTTCCCGTTGTCCAAATAGGTCTTTGTTTTGTAGAATCTAAATAATTATATGTAACTACTTTATCAACAGTCGTTGAAGTGCCTGCACAATAAAACCAATTAATTTCTCCAAAAAGGTTATTAACACCGGCATTAATTAAATCTCTAGGAACTGAGTTAAGATTATCATAAACAAAATCTTCAACTAAACAGGTCATAGATTTTAACTGACCATCGTAAGTAAAGAAACCATTTTCTGACATCCAATATGCAGAACCATCAACCTCAACAGCTGCGTTCTTTCCAATTAAACCACAGTTAGTACCCGCCTGAGCAAAAGCAAAGGTAAACGGTGATCCAACAAATTGCATTAAAAATAATGAAGTATCACTCCAAACATATATAGCATCCCTACCTTTAACAGCTGACATAATTTTAGATCCAGCAGCTAGTCTTTGTGAACCTGCGGTATTATCTGCTGTAATAGTATATTCATTAATATTTTCTTGATCTGAAAATCTAATAAACATATCATCTTGTGTACTCTTATCACCAATAGTTGTTTCTGTTCCAAAAAATACTAAGTGCCTATCCGGTGTGGATACTAATACATGACGTGAAGCGGTTGGTGCTCCTGATATAATAGTCGCTCTTGTGGCTACTGCATTTGTAGCTGCTGCGTCCCATTCAAAACATTCACCATTATATATAAGTGCAATTAATTTTGTACCAAAATTATCAAAAACCCATAAACCTGGACTTATTGTAAACTGTGAAGTTGATGAGGATTCTCCCCATGGAGTAAAGTCTGTGATGTTTGTTACTGCATCTCCTCCACTATGAGATGTTTTTGTTGTGCCATTAATTTCTCTAGCTCCTCCGCTTAAAATATTAGTTGACGTGTTATTAGCTGTAAAACTTATATCTTCCGATCCAATTCTAATCTCTCCAGTAGTAGGAAAAGCTGCAGAACTGGTTAGAGGAATATTGGTTACCGTATCATTAATACCAGAGGCTAATGTTGTTGTTGCTGCTCCACTAACTGTACCACCATATAAACCAGTCCCCCAACCAAAACCTGATTCTTGTTGAGAAGGCCCTACACGGTAGTAGTATAAAACTTTTGCCGTACCTGCGTTTGTTAAAGCTGATCCTGATTCAACAACAGCCATAGTTATAGTAAAAGTAGTGGCACTTAAAACAGAAGTTACCATAAATTTTTGGCCTTCAAATGTAGCGTTAGTAAAAGTAGATCCGGATAAACCAGACACAGTTTCAAACATTACTATGTCGTCATCAAATAAATTTGCCGTAGAAGAAACCGTTACAGTAACTGTTTTTGAAGATGAAGTACTTGTAAAATCAGCACCAGTAATTGTAGCTCTTATAGGGTGGATATCATAAAATACCCCCTCTTGATAAACGTAAAGAATTCTATTGGTTCCTATTGCAGAATATTTTAAACCTATATTATCGTCCCAGTTATGGATAGCTCTTGCAGCACCTGTTAATTTATCTGTGCCTAATTGATCCCAACCCCCAATTTTTTCAGGAGTGCCGTATCTAAAACGAACATTATCACCATCAAACCATTGGCCTTCGGCCCCGGTCTCTGTGACTTGTTTGTTGAATCCTGGTAGAAATCCTAATTTTTGTAACATAAAAAAACCTTTGATATAACCCATTTATATTATATAGTAAATATATAGAGAATGAAAGATACAATATAATGTCCTTTGATCATAAAATATCCGACTTAAAGTATAGAATTAATGGGTTGGTCCCTAAAGATACTTGCAAAAAAATAATAGGTATTTTTGAAAAACATTCAAAACTACTTGGAAACAACGGCTACGGAACTGAAAGCAGCTATAAGTTTAAAACAGGTAAAATTGAAAGAGACAACTTTGAATGTTTAAATTTATGCGCTGTAGAAAACCCTGACAAAGAAATAGAATACGCTTTAAATGAGGCTAAAAAATATATAGGTATAATGATAGCTAACTATGTGCTTTACATTAAGACTAAAAAAATATGCCCTGATTTTAGTGATAGATTAATTAAGTCTAGCAACAACATAAGAATTTTAAAATATAATGTTGGTTCATACATTAGTGACCATTCTGACGTGGGTGGCCCAATAAGAGCCTCCTGTACCTTGAACTTAAATGAAGACTATGAAGGAGGAGATTTTAAATTTTTTGATGGTCTAATAAAAGAATCTTTTAAGACAGGAGATGCAATGTTATTTCCTGCTGAACCTGTGTGGATCCATGGAACAGAACCTGTAACCAAAGGCGCTAGATATTGTATAAATTGCTTTTTACAAAAATGATTACAAAAATTAATACAAACATACCTAAAAATACTAATCAAAAAATTTTAGATTATTTATATGCTTCAAAGGGCTGGTACTTTGGATTTGATGAAAACAACCGTATGAATAAAGACAAAAAAGATGCAGGTCTTTTAAATGTTTCTTTTAAAGAAGATGGAGAATATTATCCTAATAATATATTAAACACATATGCTGATGTTATTTTCGATATAGTTGAAAATAATTCTTTTATGAAATTTAAAAAAATAAACAGAATATATTGGAACTGGTATCATCCTGGAAGTGTAATGCAGTTTCATATGGACAATAAAGAAGATAATAAATTTTCTATAATATATAATCTACACGATAGCGATGGTGGTACTGAATTTAAAGTTAATGATAAAATTACTTTTTATAAATCATTAGAGTCCGAAGCAATTCTTTTTCCAAGTAAGTTATACCATAGAGGTGTAGCACCTATAACAAATCTAAACAGGTTTTCTTTAAACATAATGTTAGAAATATAATGGATCATTTAGAAGCTATTGTTACATTAAATAATATGGTTAGTGAAGATTTTTGTAAAAAAATAATTAAATTTTCAGAAAAAAACTGCAATGAATATTTACATATTGGGACTGAAAAAATTTATAATAAAGAAATAAGAAATGTTTTAGGTTATTATTTAGATTCTAAAAAAGACGAATTTATATTTAAAGAGATACAAAAAGAAATAGAAAGAACTTGTAAATTATATGAAGCAAAATTTCCTCATCTTACACTTAGTAAAATAAACCAAATAGATCTGTTAAAATATGGCGAGGGTGGTAAGTTTGATTGTCACGTAGATACCTCTACAGATCCTACTAGAATTTTAAGTGTAATTTTTAATTTAAATAAAGATTATGAGGGAGGAGATTTAGTTTTTGAAGATCAAAAAAATAATATAATAAAACAAATTAAATTACAAACAGGCTCTGTTGTATTTTTTCCTAGTAATTTTATGTATTCACATGGCGTAACACCGGTGACAAAAGGAACAAGATATAGTATAGTAGCATGGTTGCAATAAAGGAGAAATAATGTTATTTCAAAACATAGAGTTATACGAAACAGATAAATTTCAATATTTATTAATTCACAAAAATGGATCGAGTAGTGTTAGAGAGTGTATAAAAGATTTAAACCCTACCGTTACTCAAAAAATAAATTTTCAAAAAGTTAGGTGGACAGTAATTAGGGAGCCTTACCATAGATTCGTTTCAGGTTTAAAATATGATTTAAAAAGACATGGTTTAAAACAAGACGATGTAGATTATGATACTTTACATAATTCTAAAGTAAATATATTTTCAAGAGAACAGGGTAACGTTAATCATAGTGCCTCACAAATCCCATACCTAATAAACACCCATGTTAATTGGTATGTTCAATTAAAAGATCTACCTGCTTTTTTAAAAATGCATTTTGGTAAAGTAGAAAACATAAACGTTAGTAAAGAAAATGACGACTATGAAAAATTAAACTTACAATTAGATATGCCTGAAGTCCATAAATACTTAGAGTTAGATTATTATATATATTGGCAAATAATTCATTCCCCTCATTTATGGAAATGGCAACAAGGAAAAATATTTTAAGTGGACCATTTAGATGCAATAATTCAAATAGATGGCATGATTGATAATAATTTTTGTAAAGAAATAATTGACTCATACAAAAAATTTAAATTAGAGGATCTTCCTGTTCATCATGATGTAGATAAAAATGAAAGAAATGTTTTAGGGTATACCATAGGACCTAAAAAAAACCCTTTTAATAAAATTAAAAAACAAATAGAAAAATTTTATGTTCATTATCAACTTAAATTTCCTTTTGCCATAAGTAATAAAATAAAACAAATAGACTTATTAAAATATGAGACAGGAGGAAAATATGAATATCACGTAGATAACTATACTGATTATGGTAGATCAATAAGTGTAATTATAAATTTAAATGATGATTATGAAGGTGGTGATCTAATATTTGGTAATCAAAAAAATTTTGAAATTAAAAGATGTAAATTAAAAAAAGGTTCTATTGTTTTTTTTCCCAGTAATTTTATGTACCCACACAGCATAGAACCAATAAAGAAAGGTATAAGACATAGTATTGTTGCATGGATTCATTAAAACCAAATCTATCAGATACGCAATTTTTTGAGCTGTATGTAAAAGACAAAGATTGGCATCCTT